AGGTTTTTCTATCTATATAACGAATCACTAATCACTCGTGACAGAAATTATCTAGTAGATGAATTCCTTCGCACAGACTTTACCCATTTATTGTTTATCGATTCTGATATTCATTATAATCCACAAGATATTTTGGCACTGATTGCACTTGACAAAGATGTTATTGGTGGTCCGTATCCGAAGAAGTCTATCAACTGGAATAACATTGCAGAAACAGCCCGTAAACATCCAGACCTGAATCCAAAAGAACTTGAAAATTTGGTAGGTGAGTATGTATTCAATGTCGTTGCAGGAACACAACAGTTCTCTGTAACAGAGCCATTGGAAGTGATGGAAATTGGAACTGGTCACATGCTTGTCAAACGTCATGTGTTTGATAAAATGGCAGAACAATATCCAACCATTCGTTACAAACCAGACCATGTTGGTCAAGCCAACTTTGATGGTTCACGATACATTCATGCCTACTTTGATACTGTGATTGACACTAAAGATTCTATCGTTGGTGGTGGTTCAGATCGTTATCTGTCAGAAGATTATATGTTCTGTCAGATGTGGCGCAAGATGGGTGGACAAATCTTCTTATGTCCGTGGATGAGAACACAACACATTGGTACCTATGCATTCACTGGTAATATGCCAGCAGTTGCACAGTATACTGGTAAGTTGTGATTGATTACAAATACAGTGAAGAACGTATTCTAAAAGAAATAAAAGAATACGTTGACGCCACTTACGGTGAACACTATTCACAAAACAAATTTCAGGCGACTGAATTTATTATGGATAGTGGTCACGGTGAGGGTTTCTGTATTGGCAATATCATGAAGTATGCTCAGAGATACGGCAAGAAAGATGGACACAACCGAAAAGACTTGATGAAAGTCTTACACTATGCTATCATGGCTATACACAATCATGATTTGACAAGGAAATAATTATGAAACTTTCTAATGATACTCTAAGTATCTTGAAAAACTTTGCTTCAATCAATCAGGGAATATATTTCAAGAAAGGTAAAACGATTCGAACCGTTTCTACTGGCAAAAATATTATGGCTGAAGCAATAGTGAGTGAAGAAATTCCAACCGAGTTTGGAGTTTATGATTTGAACAATCTTCTTTCTGTTATCTCTCTGCATAAAGAAGAACCGACTTTTGATTTTGAAGATAACAATATTCTTATCTCAGGATTGAAAGGTCGTAGCAAGATTCGTTATCGTTTCTGTGCTGCTAGTATGATCGTTACTCCTCCCGATAAAACAATTGAGATGCCTAATCCAGAGATAACATTGAAACTTTCTGGTGAAGACCTTGATTGGGTTTTGAGGGCTGCCAATGTTTTATCTTCTCCATTCATTGCTGTTGAATCGAACGGTAAAAAAATCTTTGTGAAAACATTTGATTCTACCAACGATGCTGCACACACTGATTCAATTGAGATTGCTGATGGTAACGGTGATACGTATTGTATGATATTCAAAACGGAAAATCTCAAAGTGATTTCTGGTGGTTATTCCATCAAGATTTCATCAAAAGGTATCGCAAACTTCAAACATGAAACTGCTAACATTCAGTATTGGATTGCAACCGAAAAAGGTTCTACATTTGAGAAGGCAAAGAAATAATATGGCATTGAAAATGTTTACGAATGCTTCACAAGGATTTGAGGATCAGTCTATTGCTATCAACCCTGATATTGTTGCGGCAGTATTTGAATTGATTACACCAGATAGTAATATCAAACTTCAGGTGCGTACAGTAATTTTTGGAGTCAATGGAACAGATTGGCATGTGAAAGAACCATACCTTGAAGTAGTAGCTCGTCTAAATGAACCTAATTGAATTCGGTGATTGTCGTGAAACGATGCGTAGGTGGGCAGCAGAAGGAATCAAAGCTCAAACCTGCGTAACGAGTCCGCCTTATTATGGTCTGCGTGATTACGGTCGTGATGGTCAGATAGGTTTAGAAGAAACTCCACAGATGTATGTGGATGCAATGGTAGAAGTATTTCGTTGCGTGTGGGATGTTCTTGAAGATGATGGTACACTCTGGTTGAACATTGGTGACACCTACTACAACTATCGTGGTAGGACAGATGCCTTTGTCAAACAGACTGTTGCTAGAACCAAACAAGATTTACCTACACATAGTCCAACTCGAAACAATAAGTTGGAAGGATTGAAAGGTAAAGACTTGATTGGTATACCGTGGATGCTTGCCTTTGCACTTCGTGCTGATGGTTGGTATCTGCGTCAGGATATTATCTGGCACAAACCAAACCCGATGCCTGAGTCAGTCAAAGACCGTTGCACAAAAGCACATGAGTATATTTTTCTATTGACTAAATCAGATAGGTATCATTTCGATTCTGCCGCAATAGAAGAACCGATACAAGATGTGACTGCGTTGCGAATGCTTCGTGGTGTAAGTGACACACATAAGAATGTGAATGGAGCACCAGGACAAACGAAACATTCGATGAATCAACCCCGACCCAATGTGCGTAAAGAATTTGATAGCAGTATGGGTGGTGGTGGAACAAGTTTTGTTGGTCATAGTGGATACAAAAAAGCAGATGGCACATTGATGATTAAACCTACACGAAACAAGCGTAGTGTTTGGACTGTCAATACTAAACCATACAAAGGAGCACACTTTGCGGTGTTTCCTGAAGAGTTGATTGAACCATGCATACTGGCGGGTGCTCCTACTGATGGCATCGTCCTAGACCCTTTCATGGGTTCGGGAACGACAGCAGCAATGGCACTGAAACTTGGCAGACAATATTTGGGATGTGAACTAAATGGAGATTATAAACCACTTCAAGAGGAACGTATCGCAAAAGAGTCTCGTCCTTTAGAGAAGTTTTTTTTATGATTTATGTGAAAGGTTCCAATGGAACATTTGTTATGGACAGAAAAGTATCGCCCTCAAACAATCGAGGATTGTATTCTACCCAAACGGTTGAAGGAAGTCTTTCAACAATACGCAAGTCAGAAACAAATACCAAATCTACTTCTAACAGGCAGCGCTGGAGTCGGGAAGACGACAGTGGCAAAAGCACTGTGTCAGGAAGTGGGATGCGATTACCTAGTAATCAATGGTTCTGATGAATCGGGTATTGATACATTCCGAGTCAAGATAAAAAACTATGCGTCATCGATGTCATTCACTGGTGGACGCAAAGTTATCATCATCGATGAAGCAGATTATCTAAATCCAAACTCAACACAACCTGCGTTGCGTAATGCAATCGAAGAGTTTGCAAGTAACTGTTCGTTCATCTTCACGTGTAACTACAAGAACCGTATCATTGAACCACTTCATTCACGAATGGCAGTCATTGAATTCGGTTTGAAGAACGGTGAGAAGATGAAGATGGCAACTGAATTCCTGAAGAGAACTGAGTCGATTCTACAAAGTGAAAAAGTTGAGTTTGATAAGAAGGTTGTTGCCGAGTTGGTGACAAAACATTTCCCTGATTTTCGCCGAGTAATAAATGAGTTGCAACGATACTCACAACTTGGTAAAATAGATGTGGGTGTTCTGGCTCAAGTTGCTGATGTATCCATCACAGAGATAGTGAAGTATATCAAAGACAAAGACTTCGGTGCAGTCAGAAAATGGGTTGCAACCAATGAGGTTGACCCAACTACATTCTTTCGAAAGTTGTATGACAATCTATACGATTTCCTGAAACCACATTCTATTCCACAAGTGATTCTAATCCTTGCCGACTATCAATACAAACAAGCATTCGTTGTTGACCAAGAAATAAATACGGTTGCTTGTCTTATACAAATTATGGCAGAAGGAGATTTCAAATGAGAGCAGATGTAATAGCAGAACACTATTCAGATGATGGAATCAAAGTTTCTATGGTCATAGAGAATGATGATAGGTATTGTGTATTCATTTCATGCTTGGAAAAGAATGTAAATGAAGAGAAATATTTTGACAATGTGGAAGATGCAAAATCGTTTGCGAGAGAGTGGGTGTTGTGAAACCATTTGATTATGTCAATGAAATCCTACAGGGAAAAAAGAACCTGATAGTGGATGACCTGAGTGAGAAGGACTATCAACCATTCCTTACCAATCGGTCATTATCGTTTCATCACGACTGTGTTTATGTTGCCAATGAGATGAATCGCAACCATTCCCTTGACAAAAAGCTACAAAATGATTTTCTTATAAATATCGTAAGGTCTAAGAAAAGACCCTATGCTAAGTGGATAAAATCTGAGAAAAGTGACGATATAGAATGCATAAAGCAGACATACGCCCTATCAGATGCCAAAGCACGTGATGCTTTGCGAC